ACCCATTCTTGATTAATATTTAGATTAGACCCTGTTTGTGTTGAAATTTAGTTACCTGTAGCATCATACCAATGTATGCTGCAAATTCCAACTTGCGTTCCAGCATAGGATTTTGCGTATATACTAAATGTGTAAGACTCTTCTGGATAATATATTGGAATTAAATCATTTAAGCCGGTGCTTGACTCTACAGTTACAGTAGTTGTAGATGGCGCATTTAATTTAACTACAGACCCCGCTTTAAATACAGTACCAGTTACGGCCGTTGCTGCAACGTTTCCAGTAGATAGCGCAAACCCAATAGTATTTTCAGTTACCACCGTAACGGTACGTTGCCCATTTATTGTTCCATTTATTCCAGTTACAGATATAAGGTCTCCTATTTGAATTCTATGTCTTTTACTTGTAGTTAGGTCAACTACGCCAGTTTGAACAATGTAGGAAGTAACTTCGTATATTGTGTCAGATGGGTCTGGAGTTAAGGGGTCTAACACGTAAGAAGCATTTAATATATTCCAAGGAGCTAACGTGCCTTTAAAGTTTGGGTTTGGTAACTCATTTATTCTAGTTGCTTTAAGAGTTATGTGTAGGTTTCTAGCCTCATCAAATTCACTTACAGTTGCGCTATTCTCAAATTGAGCGCAATCAAAGTAGTGTCGGTCTCCACTTGCTGCGTTTCCAACCGAAGCAATAGAAATTATAGGAGCAGCGTAATACGCATCAGAGGGGGCTGTACCAGAAACGGTATGTCTAAAAAAAGAAGAAGTGTTATTAGCGGCTGCAGACCCATTTAGTACACCTAAGGTTAAACCAAACCTATCAAACCATTGTATTTTTAAAGTTACTTGGCGGCTTGTTGCCAGCGCTCTAGAGTAAATACTAAATGTATAAGGTTGGCCAGCTGTTACAGGTATGCCAGCTCGTATAGCATCGTTAGCTCCTGCTGAAAGGGAAACTGTAACACCTGTTCCAGAGCCCGAGTTTGATACTTTTAAAATACCATTTTGTTTATTTGCATATCCAGTTATAGTTGTAGGCTCTGCTCGAGGAGTTGGGTTTGGGGTAACTACTCCGTTAGTTTTAGTAGTAGGGACGTCGCCAAAAGATGTGGTAAATGATATTGTAGTAGGGGTTACAGCCGTTAACGCCACAGGTGATGTTGTATTAAGTAATGGAATACTTGAAGCGGAAACAGATACTAAATCACCAATTTCATACCCATGTTCTTTATTTAAAGTTAAAATTAAAACGTTTGAAGTAACTTGGTAATGGGTAACTTTAGATACAGTTAAGGCGGTTAACTTAGCGCTAGAGTAACTTAACCATACTCCGTATGACTCTTCAAACGATGAAGAGTTATAGTCAAGCATTAGATTGTGGCCCACTGTAAGCCCGTCTACTCCAGGATTAGGTATAGATGAGCTTGGAGAGGGTACTGCATATCCGCTAAATGCTTTTATAAACTCTTTAACACCTTGACTGCTTCCTTTTTCTTTATAAAGTTGAACAGCATCTCTAACTAAGATTCTAGATTGTTGTAAACCTAGTGCGGGCTCTTGTGGAAACCCAAATTGTTTTAACAGCGTAGGAAGCAGCTGTCCGTTGCTTAGGGACAGGTCATATCTGTTTGTAGTGTTATTTATAAAAGACCTATACTTATCTAATTCAAATCCAAATATTCCTAAAAACTTATATAAACTTTGATTTGTCTCATCGTTATTTAAAACTTTAAAACTAGTGTATTTATAAGGCTCTGGGATGTAGTCATAAAGTAGTTTTTGTGATTTAAAGTCTTTAACAGATAGTGCAGATGCATCTGCTGATCGTACCCAAGAGTAGGTAACAACACTATATACAAATAAAGAATAATAATAAAATCTATTTTCTAATAGGTCATTACTATCTAAGCTAGATCCAGGGTCATCTCCATAATACGCAGAAGATACTAATACTCCATCAAAAGGATTAGTTGGAAAGCCATAAACCCCTCTAACTAACCTAATTTCATCCCAACTACCGCCTGGGCTAGTCCAAGTTAATTTAATTTGAGTATGGCCAAAGGGAACCGCTTTAAAGTCATCAACAAGTAAATCTCCAGTTGTAGGTGACCCATAAACCGCATTTCCGTAATAATTAATTCCGTAACGGGACACGGGTTACTCGAACGCTAGTAGGGCATTTACGTTTGAAATATCTTGTGAAACTGGCGATACGAGCACTCCGGTTGGGTCTACATATGTAGTTGGCGTGTTTGAACCGCTTGGGCGCCACTCTTGTAGATTAGCCGTTTGACCTACTTTAGCTTTAATAATTAAACCAATATTTCCATTAGCAATTGGAGTAATTGTATTTTGAGTGTCACCAGACTTTCTAATGTACTGTGTGTGGGTATCTGCAATAACTCCTGTTTCAATGTTTGCTAATCGAGCAGCTACTGTTCCAAAAGATTGAGACGTTGCTAAAAAGGATCCAACAGCTGAAGGGGTAGTAGAAACGTTTGGAGTAGTTCCTAACACCGATTCAATTGCTAATACTTCTTCTTGTAGCGCGTTTGGGTGCGAGGCGTCAATAACATCTGTAACGTTAGTTTTAGATGTAAAAACTTTAACCGAACCTGGATAACTTGCTGTCATGATTAACCTGCTATTCCGCCTGAGGCATTGACTGTAATGGTTCCCACTTCAGGAAGCTCATTTAATTCGCAAACAACATCTGATGTTATCACGCCATTAACAAGCCCTGTTGGGGAAACGGGGGTTGAAGCTACGGTTGTTGCTGTTAAGTTATATGAAAACGTAGTAGAGCTTACTGCGGTAATAACATATCTTCCGTTAAATACAGAATCAACTCCAGATATAGCCACATAGTCTCCTATCAAGAAAGAATGCGCAGCGCTGGTAGTCAATGTGGCGACCCCTGAAGTAATTGCTTTATTAGAGATTGCAGCCGTTTTAATGTCGGTAGTTTTAGCTAGTAAAACTGGAGTAATTTGTAAAACTCCACTAACAGAGTTAACAGCCTCTAATACATCGCTTAGTCTAATTACATCTTTAAAAACAACATTATCAAACGCTAATAAAGCATTTAAAGCGGTTGTAACCTGTGCTTTAACTAAAGATGTTTTATACTCTTGGCCTACAGTAATATCTACAATTATGTCTACATCTGCGTAGACCGGAGGCAACACAGTGACCGTAGTATTTGGTGGAGCTTTATCTACATAATACTCTAATAAATTATCTGCAATTGTGTTAAAAATAGTAGTAGGGGCCCCAGCGCCATCAATTCCTCGGTCACCAAATAAAGCAATATAAACAGTAACGCTAGAAAATACATCTGCCGTAGCAATAGCTTTTGCAATACCGGTAACTTGAATTGCTAAGCTTGCGTAGTCTAGTAAAGAAACTGCTCTATTTAAAGACTTTAAGCTAGCAGGGGCATTAATTCGTATAGAGTCAGTAGACTCTTCATCAGAGCCACCAACAGCTGCCGTTTGGTTATTTGCGCTTAATCCGGAAACAGAGTTAGTTGCAATGTAATTTAAAGATGCCGCTGGTACGTTCCCTTCATCACCTCCACCAACTCTGTACGATGCATATATCTCTGCGGATGATGGTGGGATTCGTCCGCTCACGTTATCGCCAAATGTAATGGAAGTTATGCCATCTGCGTCGGTAGACACAATAAACACTGGGTCACTTCCTGCATAGTCAATTAAGTAAGAAACTTGATTAAAAGGAATTCCATTAACTGTAACGCTAACGCTACTTTCAATTACTGGTGAGTCTTCTAAAGTAAACTCTTGAAAAGCTAATCCGGTTGAGGTGCCCACTAATTCATCAAAAACGCTTTCTCCTTGCGTTGCTATCACCGTATTGCTACCGTTAGTAGTTCCAACTTTTGCGGGAACTATAATTGCTGAGTTAGTTTCAAATATAATTTGAGCAGTCTCTCCGTTTAACGTAGAGGATGTAGCTACTTGTGTTAAAGCGGGAACAGTAATTGCTGCGTTTGTTGAGTTTTGAAAAGTTAAAGACACTGCTGCAGCTGTCCTTTGTGTTGGGATATACCCAAGTAAAGCAGCTATTTGTAATACGCTATTTCTTTGACTAGCTGTGGTAATAAAAGATTCATTAGTTGATCTATCAATATTATAGTTTAGTAGGTCTCCAACATAAGCAAACAGCTCTAATAAAACAATTCCAAAGTCTGCGGGGTTGCGAGAAGTCCACTCGGGGGCATATAGTGGAATTAACTCAAGAAGGTCTTCTCTAATAGATGTGTAATCTCTAGAGGTGTAGCTAACTTGAGGTACAAAGTTAATTTCTGCCATTAAATCCCTCCAAAATTACTTCCCCACTTCTAGTAAATAAACCATATTTTAAACTAATTTCGTCTGAAAGGCCTGTTGGAGTAGTGTACTGCACTAAGACTTCCATGACATCGTCTTCCTGTATCTCAACTGAAACGTTATCTAGAATTAAATCAGATAACCATTGACCAAATCCAGCCCTAACCTCAGCAACTACTAACGACTCTGCCGCAGATTCTGTCTCAAAAATGGCTTTTCTAGCAGATGTTCCAAACGAAGGAGACATGACTCTTTCATTTTTTAAAGTCATAATAACCCCAATAACCCTATCTTGGACAATCTTTTTATAATCGTAGGTGTATCCAATTTCTCCAAGTTCATTAAACTTAAAAGGCAAAGCTATAACTTTTTGTGCCACTATTCAACACCTACCCATATTGGGTAACTTGGATCTCCAGCTATAAACATTATCCACACAATCGTCCCGGGTTGGGGCTTGTAGTTACCCACTAAGTTAATGTTAGCAATTATACTTGGTATGTTTGGCCGTGTCGGCGCAGCCAAGGCACTATAAGCTTGTAAAGTAGAACCAGAAGCGCTAGCAGAAGTCATTATCTGTACATAATCATCTTTTTCTAAGTTTAGTAGCGCAGACCCTGATATAAAAGTTACTGGGTCTGGCTCGGTAGAACTAATGCTAATTCCATGCTGGTGTGGGCCCGGAGATTGAGAATCAATTAAATATGTGGGGTCACCCTGCAGCATGCTTCGAGAGTTGCTTTTTGCAACATCTACTCCATTTACCCTAAACCAAATATCTACGTAAGAAGACACAAGGGTACTTTTTTTAAACGAAGCTTTAAAGCTTACATTGTATTGACCAGTTTCACTGACATATAATCTAGAAGTAGGGGACCCTAGAACTACCCCATCATTACTTTCGTCTGTTGAGTTAAACGTTATAGCTAAAGCCGTAGTAGTTCCAACAGATTGAGTTGCGCTTGAAGAAAATACCCCGTATGGAAGTTTTAATTGTGAGATTGCTCCATTTGAAGCCCTAATCCATTCGGTAACATTACTTCCAAATAATTGAGGTATCTTTACTTTAATGCGGCCTTTATTTTCAGGGTCTTGGGCGTCATCTACTAATGCCTCATATATTCCAAAGTATCGGCTATCTATATTACTTATCATTTAAACAACCTTTTAATAACAACTGCTGGTTTATACTTGGGTGTAATGGCCTCTTGCTTTAAGTCTTTTACACTACTACCCCATGTTGGAGACTTAGAGCTTGAATTATTAATTCTTGGTGGTGTTTTCTTATTTTTTAACGTAAGCGCTGTACCAACTGTTTTTTTGTTATAAAACCCTTTAACCTTTAATTTAGAAACATCTTTTTTTCTAGTGTTTCTAACATTTGGTTTAATACTTCTTTTAGGAGAAACAGAAGGAACTGTTGAACCTTTCCCTAAGGAATCAGTTCCTATATACATATCAGATGTATAAATAAAAGTGTTTGACTCAGCTCTTTCTATCTTATGCTCAACAGACAAAACAATCCAAAAACCAGAATACTCTTTACCAACTTTATCCATATAAATAGGCATATCTGGTCTAAGGGAGGAGTTTCCAACTACTTCGGTATAGCCCCGGTACCCAAACCTTTGACGCTCTTCAGCAGCTTGCGCTTCCCATGTAGCGTCTTCAGAGTTAGAAACAACCGTTGCAATAGCAAACCTATCAAACTGTTCTGGAGTTTGAATACTTCTAGATGTTTTTTTACCTTTTTGCTTTGCATAGGCTAAATCTATTTGAGCAAACCTGTCAACTCCGTTAAAAGATATTGCAGACTTTACAGAATCATTATCATCATCAAACTGTAAAGACTCTCCTATTAAAGGCCTAAATGAGTAAGCGTTATTACTATCGTGTCTTGCCATGTTACTCAATGAAAAAATAGGCGCTGATTCTAGATTTTCAGAATAATCTTGCGATAGGGGGTAGAAATACAAAGAAGTATTTTCCGCCCTTAAAGTGTAGCCAACTTTTTTTGCTAACCATACCAAAAGTTGCCAGTCGGTTCTACCGGCTTGCGCTATGAGGGGGAACACTCTTTCATGAGGTTCAACAAAATAAGAAAATGAGTATTTACGAGCAATCTTTTTAAGAACTTGATCAGCTGTTACGTTTGTGTAGGTGGCTTGAGACCTATTTTTCATTAAGTATGATGCCCCAATAACATGTATTTCAAGGCTTCTCTCGCCTGCTGCATAAATAGGTTTAAGGTGGTGCACGTATCCAACAATTCGTTTTTCAGTGTGGTTAAGAGTTTGTATTTCTATTTCAACAGGGGACATTGGCCTAACGTCATCAAAACTTACATTCCAGTCTTTATAGTACAAACAAGCGTAGTCGTGCTCATATCTTGTTTGTTTTAAACTAAAATCGTAAAGAAGACCCGGTTCAGCTATGCTAAAAGGGAATTTAACTTTTAAAGACTTAATCATTTAATAAAATCTTTAATTTTAAACCAGGAGTTAAGTTTAAAGTGTCTTGTATATTGGGGTTAAACTCAGGAATTAACCACCATTTAAGTGGGCTTTTATAAAACTTAGTTGCTAGTGCGTCTAGCCGATCCCCTTCAGCCACGGTATATTCAATAAAAGTTGAAACCCCAAAAACGCCAAACTCATAAAATACAACTGGAAGCGCGTCTCCATCAACTACTGTAGTTATAAAGTCTACAACAGAGTCTTCATACCTTGATCCTCTAAAAATTGCCATCAATCTCTCCTAGTTATTAGTTGTTAAACCTGAGCCAGTAAAGACCCAAATATTAAAAGATACTTCTGACCTTAAAGGAACCATATTAGTGTTAAAAGCTATATGTCGTACGGAAATAGACTGTAACCATCCTACATAAGATAAAGGCCTAAGTTCGGTAGTAACTGGACCAAACTCAACAGCTACCATTGCTGGGTATAGGTACCCAACATCGTAAGTTTTTCTACCTAAAGGGTTTGCAGGGCTTCCAGACTCTACTAAAGTGCCTGCGTTAATCATTCTAAAAATGTACTCAATATCATGCATTGTTCCGTACTCAAATAAGTTTTTTAATTTAGTTTCAAACAGTTGTGTATCGGCACCTTGATTAAAACCACCTGTGTAGTATCCCTTTTGTGTAAAACTTGCAGCAAGAGACTTAATATCTATAGGTACATTTTTTTTCTCATTCGGATTGTAGACATTACCTGTAAACTGGTTGTACCCACAAGCAAAATCGTTGGTTCTATCAAGGACTAAACTAAACGTTACATGCTCTTGACTTGGGTAGATGCCAACAACTGACCGAAACCTGTCTCCAGCGTCTGGAACAATTTCCATACTGCTTTGTACTTCAACTGTAATAGCTTCTGGGTTCCACAAAAATTGAAAGCCAGCTGGTTTATAAAAAGCAGCAGCTTTAGATTCTTGAGAATTAAGTGGTGCTCCGTATAGGTTTAAGGTGGCTTGAGACCTATTAATTAACTCTCTTCTTGAGACACCAATAACTGATTTACCATTTTCACCAATTGTCTGCGGTGTTGCGGATTGATTTATTGAGCTTCCTTCTTCACTCATAAAGTCACTAAATAGCCACATTCTGCCTCTACGTTGCGCATGGGGGGCTGTAACGTTGTTTTGAAGGTCTAATACATTTGGGTTTAGCGGTAAGCTCCATTTGTGTGGGGGCAGGTTAAACTCTACATCTGTTGGGGTTTGTACGCCATTATACTTAGGAGAACCTACTACTTTTACTTCTTTTTTAATTGTATCTTTTTTGTCAACAGGTTTTGTTTTAGACTGAAAAACCCTATTAAAATCATTAAGAAATGAAAGTGGTCCAATAACTGCTTTATCTTTAATACGTTTTTCTTGAGCTTTAAAAGCTTTACTTGTTACAACTAGACCACCCAAGGCACCTTTATTACTATTTGTATTTTTAGTAGTCATAGTTATTCCTTTTAATTAGTAGTTATGTTATTTTGAATGTTGGTATCATCTAATGCTTTTTTCATTTCTTTAACTAAACGTGTACCGTCATATGAACCTTTTGGTAGCACTATTTCAACTTTTACGCCACCATAATTTATAACTGAGCCAACTTTGTTTGCAATTCCAGATAAGCCACTAGCAAGGCTTGGAAACAGGCCTTTCATGCTATTTAAAAATCCACCACTATCTTCGTTAGACCTCGTACTAGAACCAGAAACGGAACCAGAGCTACCACCGCTTCCACTTAACAAACCAAGGTCTTTAGCGGTTGACCAAGCATTCCAACTAGTTCCTTTGTTTGATTTCTGATATCCAGCCATTACATTAAATAAAGGGTCGTCTAAGTAGTTGGCATTACGCATTGGATCGTTGTACTTATCTGGGTCTCTTAAAGACCGAATTTGAAATAGTCCTATACTTGGGCCGTACTTAGAGTTTACTAAGTTTTTGTCCCCTTGCGCCCCAGGTCTTCTAGCGGATTCAGCACCAATAATTTGCATTGCTTCGCCCATCTGGCTACCTTGAAAACCAACATGTCCTAAAAGTTCTTTAATTTTTGCGGAACTCAGTTTACCCTCAGAATCCATATCAGATCTACTCCATTCAGGGTGAGGGTGCGGATGAACGTAGCCGCCCTCATGTCTAGCTCCCGCAAGTCGTATTTTTTCGTTAGGCACTACATATCCAGAAGAAGTAGGAACAAATAGTTCTGGGCCCATTTCTCCAACCATATATGCATTAGATGCCCCAACCGCGCCGCCTTCAGCTTTACCCGGTAGGAGCCCAGCAAGTACGCCTGGGACGTTAGCAAATCCTAATAAATTATTTAATCTAGCAAAAGACTCTGCAAGTATATTGGCAGCCTCATTTGCTTTTGTTAATCCGTAAGTTTCAGCCCTAGCCACGGACTGCACTTTATTCATTTCACCAGCAGACTTAGCAGATGCGCTTACCATGCCTTCTGTTGTGAACCCCATATCAATTAAGTTTTCTTTTGTAGTTAACTCGTCAGTTGACTTTCCACCACCAGATATAGCTTTAGCTATTAACGCTTTAGCAACAGCGCTGCGAGCTAACGGGTCGTCTCCAATAAGTTGGTTTAGCATACTATCTATAGAACGTCCAGGCATTAAAGACCTTTGTATATCGTCTTTAGTAATTGGTTCACTGCCCATTTTTTGTGCGTTTAATCTACTCCAAATCATATCTACAATTGCTGTTGGGCTTTTAGGCCTACCGGTTTTTGAATCCGTAGTGCTCATGCCAAGCATTCTCATTCTGTTTTGCCTAACTGGATTTGTAAAAGCTGAATATAAAGATTGAGAAGTTGCTTCAAATCCCGCACCTGGAACTAGATTTGACATAGCGCTAGCGCCCATAATAAAAGGATCAGTGTTTGCATCTCCCAGAATTCCAAAGTTTTGACGATAAGATAGTTGTTGCATTCCAGCATACACATCCATCGAATTATTAATTGTTCCTCTTTGTGCAATTTGTCGCGCAAACTGGCTTGCAGCGTTGTACTGTCCAGTAAAGGCAGCATTACTGCCAAATCCTGGCATGTTAGGGCCCTGTCCTTGAGAGCCTGGAGCAAATCTGCCAGCTAACTGAGTGTTTGCATAGTTAACAAAGTTAGCTTGTTGTACTGAAGGTAGCTGTGAGGCCACTGCGCCCAACCCAATAGCAGCCGCTCCTCCAAAAGAAGGCCTACCACCCGCGCTTCCACCATTAGCAAATGGCGGATTAACTACGTTCTGCGCTCCGTACGGCGGAGTAGGGCCGTTAATTCCAGCTGAAAGATTAGTGAAAGTAGGCCTAGCCATAACCGAATTAGAGCCAGTAGTACTTACTCCACCAGAGGAGCCAGTACCGCCATGTTCTTGTAATCCAAGTTTAACTGCGTTAGCAATTAATCTACCTAAATCATTAATATTAGCCATGTCACCTCCTCTTATCTCTTAGCTCTGTCTAACCAATTTAATCTATCTCTTCTAGAAAGACCACTGATATCTGACAGTGTCCATCCTGTAAATACTCTAGATAAGACCTCGTACTGGTCCATTAAAATCTTGTATTGAGATTCGTTATACTCGAAACAAATCAGCCAGGTTTAACGGAAGTTTCATTTTTATTCCGCATGCCTGACAGACCTTACTCACCTCCCCAAGGCGTGGGCCTGGAAGGTTTTCCATTATGCTATTTAATAAGATATCTCTATCTAGTACTCCTAAGTTAAGAACTGTAGAAGCTCCAGCAGATGCTCTATCGTCTATAGACAACAGGCAACCTGCAATAATAATTGTATTTAACTCTGGACTTGTTTTATCTAAGTTTTCAAGTATTTTTCGCTGTAACCCCCCGGTTGGTAAGGTCACTACCGCTGTTTTATCATTTTTTAAAGTAACGTTCCAAGTCCTACCAATAGACTCATCAAAGTCTTTTATTGGAACATCATTTAACAAATGAATAGTAGTGTCTTGAGCGGTTGCACACTCTATACAGGTAACGTTTAACCTTATGTCTTCGCCAAAAGTTATTCTGCGAATTCCTAAAAGGATAGCGTCTCTATCTCCAGATACTAAAGAATCTAAATCTTCTTTTGTAGCTGGGGCGCCTCCTAAAGAAACAAGGCCTCTTTGTAGAATGGTATTAAGAGCTTTTCCTGAAGAACCGGCTTTTGCAATAGCCTCTTCATCAGATCCGTTTAACTCTCGGACTTCAGCGTCTTTAATAACATCACCACGTGTGTTAATAAATCCTGTAATAAGACTTACTTCGTTCTTGGAAGGAGCCCGTGTGTTTATAACAACAGCGGGCTCTTCCATAGCTTTACTTGCAAATTGTGATACTAGTTCTGCGTCGGTTATGATCTGAGGTTGTGACACTTTTTATACTCCTATAGGTTAGTTAGATTCGTGCGAAGCTTGAGTTTGTAAAGAATGCAGACATTCCCTCATGTACTAAGGTCATGTTTTCAAACAAAAGCTCACCAGCTCCTGCGTTTAGATCAGAGTAGTTTAATGAGCTAATCCATGCATTGTGGATTTTAAACCCAATACGTGGTAGATCATCTACGGCATTCAATGCTGTTACAGCATTGCCTGCATTTGGATGGTCTAGTACGTATATATTAACATCTACTCGGAAGCTCTTTCCAGCACCAGTTGAAAGTCCGGTACCTGCAGA